CGCCTCGCGGGCAAAGTAGAACGTGGCGCCAATCTGGCGCGACTTCAGGATATTGCGGATGCGGTGAGTCAGCCCGGCTTTATGCCAGTTGAGCTGATACTCAAAGCAGTTATCCATAAACACGCCGGTCAGCTTGTCTGTCTGTTCCTCGCTGAACTCATTTTTAACAACCGGCTGGCGCTCGCCTTTGTTCCGGTTGCGCACATTAGGGTTTAAGTCGGCCTCGTTGCCGCTGCTGCGGTAGCGCTCAACGCGGGCAAGGCGCTCAATCTGACGGCCGAGCGCATCTATCTCTTTGTAATCACCATTCCCCTTTACCTCTTTCATGATGAGCTGAATAAGCCGGGCTTCCATGCTGGATTCAACGCGACTGATGGGTGCAACGTCGTCCCACGCGTCGCGCAGCTTCCAGCTCTGCACGGTTGGTGTTTTCTGTCCGAGCGTCTCCGCAATCTGGCGCACGGAGTAACCCTGCCAGTAAAGCAGCGCGGCCTGACGGCGCGGATCGCTGATGATGGTTGTCGGTGTCGTTTTCATACCAGCAAGGCTAACTGGGCCGAAAATGGCGCGCCTGCTGTCCGTGTTTGCTGATGCATCAGCGGGCTGGCATTCGTTGAGGGATTGTGTGGCGACGGGGAAACTGGCCCCGAACCGAACCAACACCTGACCGGAGCCTGATTAATGGCAGCAATCAAATCAAAGCGTTTTCGTATCGCAGTTGAAGGCGCAACCACTGACGGCCGTGTCATTTCCCGCGACTGGATTTCGCAGATGGCGAAAAACTACAGCCCGGAAATGTACGGCGCACGCATCAACATGGAGCACATCCGGGGCTATGCCGCTGACAGCACATTCCGCCGCTTTGGTGACGTGACCGCCGTCGAGGCTGAAGAAATCGGCGACGGCCCGCTCAAGGGCAAGCTGGCGCTGTTCGGCTGGATTGACCCGACGCCTGAGCTGGTCGAGCTGACCAAAGCGCGCCAAAAAATCTACACCTCCATTGAAGTTAACCCTGAGTTCGCCGACACGGGCGAGGCGTATCTGGTCGGCCTGGCCGTCACCGACGACCCGGCAAGCCTCGGCACTGAAATTCTGAGCTTCAGCGCCACGGCCAAAGTTAATCCGCTGGCGTCCCGCAAGCTGGATAAAGGCAACCTCTTTACCGCCGCTGAAGAAACCGTGATCGAGTTTGAAGAGGTGGCGGAGCCGTCACCGTCCCTGCTGGCGCGCATCTCGGCGATGTTCTCTGCCAAAAAGAAAACCGACGGCGAGCGGTTCGCCGATGTCAGCGCGGCGGTAACGGCCGTCGCTGAGCAGGTGCAGCTGAACGCGGAGAGCCAGACGCAGGAGCTGTCGGCGCTGGAGCTGTCCGTCACCGCACGCCTGGAGGCTATCGAGCAGCAGGCCGGGGAAGATCGCGCCGCTTTTGCTGCGCTGCAGGGCCAGCTTTCACAGACCGACGGCAGCTTTAATCGTCGCCCGGCGGCAACCGGCAGCGATCCGAAGTCCGGCGCGCAGACCGACTGCTAATCAGGCGTTGCCTGAACGTTAAAACCCAACACAGAGATAAACAGGAACGCCAATGCGCAAGAATACCCGCTTTAAGTTTAACCAGTTCATGACCCGCCTTGCTGAGCTGAACGGCGTCGAAACCGACGACATGAACAAAAAGTTTACCGTTGAGCCGACGGTCACGCAGACCCTGATGAACCGCGTGCAGGAGTCTTCCGGCTTCCTGACCCGCATCAACATCGTGCCGGTGTCCGAAATGAAGGGCGAGAAAATCGGGATTGGTGTGTCCGGCTCGATTGCCAGCGTGACCGACACGGCAGGTGGCGACGAGCGCGAAACCGCTGATTTTGCCGCGCTGGATAAGCAGGGTTACGAGTGTGTGCAGGTCAACTACGACTTTCATATCCGCTATAACACCCTCGACCTGTGGGCGCGCTATGAAGATTTTCAGGCCCGTCTGCGTGACGCCATCGTGAAGCGCCAGGCGCTTGACCGCATCATGATCGGCTTCAACGGTGTTACACGCGCCAAAACCTCGAACCGTGCCAAAAACCCGATGCTGCAGGACGTGGCCGTAGGCTGGCTGCAGAAGTACCGCAACGATGCACCGGCGCGCGTGATGAGCAAAATCACCGACGAAGACGGCACCGTCGTCTCTGAAAAAATCCGCGTCGGCAAAAACGGCGATTATGCCAACCTCGACGCGCTGGTGATGGATGCCACCAACACCCTGATCGAGCCGTGGTATCAGGAAGACCCGGAGCTGGTTGTTATCGTGGGTCGTCAGCTGCTGGCTGATAAATACTTCCCGATCGTCAACCAGTCGCAGGCCAATACCGAGCAGCTGGCCGCTGACGTCATTATCAGTCAGAAACGCATCGGCGGTCTGCCAGCGGTGCGCGTGCCGTACTTCCCGGCCGACGCCATGTTTATCACCCGCACAGATAACCTGTCGATTTACTGGCAGGAAGGCACGCACCGCCGTCTGATTGACGAAGTGCCGAAACGCGACCGCATCGAGAACTATGAGTCCATCAACGAGGACTACGTGATCGAGGATTACGCGGCCGGTTGCCTGGTTGAAAACATCGAAGTCGGTGAGTTCAGCGCGGCTGCCGAAACCCCGGCAGCAGAAACTCCGGAGGCGTAACGCATGTTAAGCCCTGCCCGACGTCACCGCATGCGCCAGCAGGCTATCGAAGCCTCGCAGATCGCCGACAACCCGCTGCGCCATGCCAGCGGCTATGAGCAGATGCTCATCAAGCTCAACGACGACAAGCGCCGCCTGAAGAAAGTGCACTCTAACGAGCGCAAGGCGGAAATGAAGCGTCAGCTGCTGCCTGAGTACCTGCCGTGGGTGTCCGGCGTGCTGGAGAAAGGCAAAGGCGCACAGGATGCCGTGCTGATGACCGTCATGATCTGGCGGCTCGATGCGGGCGACGTGCCCGGCGCGCTGGAGATTGCCCGGTACGCGCTGACGCATGGCCTTGTCTCGCCTGACGGCTTCAAACGCGCCAGCCTGCCTTACTTGCTGGCCGAGGAAGTCGCCAGCGCGGCAACGCGCGCCTGGACGGCAAAAGAGCCGGTCGATGTTGACCCGCTGCTGGCAACCATTGCGATGACGGAATCTGAAGACATGCCCGATCAGGTGCGCGCCAAGCTGCACAAGATAACCGGGTATGTGCTTCGCGATGCGGGCAGGGCTTCGGAGGCGATGACCCACCTTGTAAGGGCGCATCAGCTGCACGACGGCTGCGGCGTCAAAAAAGACATTGAGCGGCTGGGAACGGCGATGAAAAAACAGGCCATCGCCCGCCGCTGACCGAACGCGACCCCGCGCACGGGCGGCAGGACGGCAACGCACTTTCAGTGTCTGCGCCGTCCTCCACCGCCCACCTATTTCAAAGGCCGATTATGAATAACACGGTTGTTATCCCCGCCCCGCGACCGGCAGACGCTGCCGAGCCGCCGGTAAAGAATACGTTTTTCTGGCCTGACGTTGACCTGCAGCAGCTGCGCGATTCGCTGCGCTATGAGGGAACGGTCACGGCGCAGCGCCTGCGCCTTGCCGTGAAGACGGCAATTTCTGAGGTAAACGCCGAGCTGTACGACTGGCGCGCCGCGCAGATTGCGGCGGGCTTTAAGGTGCTGGCCGAGGTGCCTGCGGAATCACTGGACGGCGAGAGCGAAAAGGTCACTGCGTACCTTGCCGCTGTCAGCGCGTTGACTGCCGCCACCATCGTCGAGCGCTATCGCGGCTATGACGCCAGCGGCACGAAAAAAGCGGGCGAAATCGAGGCGAGCGCTGACGAGTACTGGCGCGATGCGCGATTCAGTATCAGCCGCATCGCCGGTAAGCCTGGCTGCATTGTGGATCTGCTCTGATGAACGTTTACGCGCAGCAGGGCGATACCGTTGATGAAATCTGTCAGCGCTATTACGGGCGTACCGGTCAGGCCGTCGAACTGGTTTACGCGGCTAATCCGGGCCTCGCCGAAAGCGGGCCGGTACTGCCGCACGGCTGCGAGGTGATGCTGCCTGATCTGCCGGAATCTTCAGCAGGTGAAACCGTCAACCTGTGGGACTAAAAATGGAAAAAATCAGCTCTGTGATCAACTACCTGATTGGCCTCATCCTGATGTGGTTCGGCCGTCATACGCCACAGGATATCGCCTTTATGGTCGGTTCCGGCGTGGCCGTTATCACGCTCATTACTAACGTGGCGACGTTCTT